GCTGTTTGGACGAGTTCAAGAAGGGGCACACAGTCGGAGACGATTACAGCACGCTGTTCCCAGACCTGTACAAAATACCTCTTGACCCAGAAGTTTATGGTTCTAGCACAGCTGGTGAATGGATTCACAAATCGTACAAAGGTGGCTGGTGTTATCTGGTGAAAGGCAAAGAGTGTAAAGAGTATAGAAATGGCGTTACAGCAGATGTGAACAGTCTGTATCCCTCTGTAATGCACTCTGAATCTGGCTCAGATTATCCTATTGGCAAGCCTAAGTTCATTCATGTTGAAGCAAACGAAGGTGATATCTGGGACGCATACAATTGCCCTATCAAATATGACCCGTTCTGGTTTCAGCCGACAGAAAAGCCTAAAAAGCTGTGGGAATATGGAAAGTTCTATTTCTTCCGCATTAAGACCAGATTCTATCTGAAACCCGGTAAGTTGCCTTTTGTACAGATTAAAGGTTCTTGGATGTACAAAGGAACAGAAGCACTAGAAAGCTCAGATATTGTTGGTAAAGACGGTATTCCACGTTCCGAATACTATGACATTGACGGTAACTTACACGACACACGAGTTGAGCTTACATTAACACAGACAGATTTCATTCTACTGCGTGAACACTACAATCTAGTTGATTATGAACTACTTGATTACTGTGAGTTTGATTCAACTATTGGTCTGTTTGACGAGTACATTGACAAGTATGCCGCAATCAAAAAAACAAGCAAAGGCGCTATGAGACAACTTGCAAAACTATTTCTAAACAACTTATACGGAAAAATGGCATCTAGCATGAACAGCTCTTTCAAGGTTGCATTTGAAAAAGAGGATGGTTCTGTTGGATTCTACGAGGTAGACGAAAATGACAAAAAACCCGGATACATTCCAGTTGGTTCAGCTATCACTAGTTATGCCCGCAACTTTACCATTCGTGCGGCTCAACAAAATTATTACGGAAAGGACAAGCCAGGATTTATCTACGCCGACACAGACAGTATACACTGTAACCTGCCGCCTGAGCAGTTAAAAGGAATTACAGTGCATCCATCGAATTTTTGCTGTTGGAAGCTAGAATCTAGCTGGGATATCGGTTGGTTTGTTCGACAAAAGACGTACATTGAGCACGTTGTAGCCGAGGACTTAGAGCCGATAGAGAACCCTTATTACAACATCAAGTGCGCAGGAATGCCAAAAAAGTGTAAAGACCTGTTCGCAGAATCCTTTGACAAAAAAGTTGCAGAGGACATTGAGAACGGCATAAATCCAAGAAATGAGGAACAACCGCTAGCTGATTCTAAACTTACGCCAGAAGAGATTGCATTTCTTAGTAAAACACGCACATTCAAAGATTTCAAGACAGGTTTAACAGTTCCAGGTAAACTACTGCCTAGAAGAATCAAAGGTGGTGTGTTGCTGGTTGATACTGATTTTACAATGAGGTGACATGATGATAAGAAAATTTTCAAGTCTTAAAGACCTGTATGCAACTTTATTCTTTGCAGGAGATGCACGATTTGATTTATACAGTAGGTCTGGTTTAATTCGTGCTGGTTGCCGCTGGCCTGATATTTCAAAGTCGTACAAGGGTGCTCAGGTAGCAACCCTTTGGATTAAAGAACTTGATTTCACAGGTTGCATTATGGATTGTGAGGTGCATTTCAAATGACTATTGAAGAATTTTACCAGTCCTGCCAGAACTGTTGCTGGAAAACCGAGTTTGAGCTGTGGAGTTTCTTCACGCTTCTGTATCGTGGAAGGTTTGACCCCATGAAGAACCAGTTCAGAAACCTTCATGTGAGCACATTTGATGTTCGTAAAGGCAAAGTAAGAATCCAAGTGAGGGAGTGCGTAAGATGATTACACTAGAAGAACTCTGGTATGCGTGGTGTGACATTGACGAGCACACCGAAGTGCACCTTGCCTTTGACGGTGAGGACGAGTTTGACACATTCAAGTTCAGTGAGCGTGACAAGTGGCGGCGATATGATAAGAGCATTGTTAAAGTATTTGCCGCTATTCAGCCTGATGGGCAGTTCCTTGCCACCAGAGGTGCATTTGACAAAGTTATGATTATTCTGAAAGGGTGATACTATGGCAGAGTTGCATAAAATTTGTGACCATTCCTATGACCAGCGTACAGGCGGCTGTGATTGTGTTAGTTGCAAATATCATATCAAGCACTATCAGCCTGAACCTGAGGACTGGTACATCTTCCACAAGGTGACAGCAGTAAACGCTGGTGAGTGCTTACAGCAAGGGGGAACTCAGAATGGGTAATGGGATTATCCCTGATGCAAAAGGAGCGGCAGAAGAAAAACTTAAAAAGAAGCATCTGTTAATCCGTATCCCTGGAGAGAACTATGACAGAAAATGCCTGTCTAAAGATTCCCTTATGTATGTTGCATATTCACTGAACAGAGAGTATGTGCATCTGCCGGGCATCAACGATGGTGCAATCAAAGTTTCATCTCTGTCCAATGATATGCTGAGGTCAAAAGTTTTCATGTATCACGTTGACACTAATAAGACGTTCACAGCAATCATTGCTGGTTCTGGTTTTACACTGTGGTACACAAAAGAAAAGGAGAATAAAAAGTGAGCGAAGTTATCGTGCTTACAATTGCGGCATCATACTCTATTTACATCACGGTGTTCAGATACAAGTATAAACTTGATAAGTCAGTATATATTTGTGATGCACTGTTGATTCTTACGGCTCTTTTGTCATTGAGGCGGTAATATGGCTGAACTTGACTTATGGCTTTGCATTATTGCAATAGAACTTTGTGTTATTATGATTAACACAATCCATAAATAAAAAACAAACCCCTCAAGTCGAACCTAACGGAACGGCAAGAGGGGTTTTCTATATCCTATCTCTGAGGTGCACCAAAGCGCATTGCAGATACGAAACTACATAGCGGACGGTTCATCGCCGTTGCAAAACCCGCCTGTATCGGTGGTACTGTCTCAGAGGGATAAGTTAATTCGCTACGCTCATGCGACATAAGTGTGCGCATAGCGCAGATTTGTTTTGTTCACTTCGTGAACTTGTCTTAGTAAGACAGCGCTTTCAAGATAACTTCTTTGCATTGCAGATTCTTAAACCGGAAAGCGCCACGGTCGAAGAAATACCGCATCTGGTCTGTGAACATCTTGTACGCATTGAGCATAACATAGTTCACTCTATGGTCGTCTGTTGTAACAGCTAGCTTGAACTTGTAAGTCAAGTCTGGTTTATCATCA